TCACGCTTTCTTGATCAGCCGTACGAGCCAGAGCAGGATGCAGGCACCTACGAAGGCCACGAGGATTGAGGGAATGATTCCTCCCCCGGAATAAATTCCCAGGAGACCGAACACCCAGCCGCCGATCATGGCGCCGACGATGCCGATGATGATGTCCATCAGCACGCCGAAGCCGCCGCCCTTCATGACTTTTCCGGCGAGCCAGCCGGCAATACCCCCTACAATGCACCACCAGATCAAGCCACCGAGCATATGCGCCTCCTGTAGGACAGGCTTATAGCCTGTCGCCTCTGGTCTTGCAAGGGCTTGGCGGAAACCGACGGGCTGGAAGCCTGTCCTACTGAGAGCGCGGAGCTTCAGCGGCTAAAGCCGATTTGAGCTGCGCTGCTGTGGCCGGGCTCAAGCCCGGCCCTCCGAAAGCCGTTGCCCGCTAGTGCTGGGGCAACACAAATTGTGACAAACCCGATGAACAACTTGTCTGATATTTCGATTTTGAACGGCGAGGCGGTTGAGCCGAATGATGGGCGCATTGCGCCGCTGGATGGTTCGGCCGCCTCGGGCGGACTCGCCACAAGCGCTTCGGCTACGCTCGGTGCGGGTGGCTCGCGTGCGGCCGCTGGGCGGGGGCCGCTTGGTGTTGACGGGGCGCCGGCGGCGACTGCGCAGGATGCGCTGGCGAAGCAGGCGCTTGGGCCGAACAACGAGCGGCTCGAGGATCTGCGGCCCGATCTGGTGAACGCGCTGCGCGAGCTGGTGCTCGAGTATCGCCAGGAGGGAATCGTTGCGCGGCGGCATGAGATTCGTCGAATTCGCCAGGCGCGGCTTTTCTGGCAGGGCTTGCAGTATGCGTGGTGGAATCCGCAGGACATGACCTGGCACCTGCCGTACGAATCGAAAATTTACGATGACAGCGCCGCGGTCGAGATGCCGCGCTACCAGTTTGTCACGAACCTCTATCAGGCCTTCGGGCTCTCGTTTATTTCGGTGCTCAGCCAGGATGTGCCGGCGACGCGGTTTTACCCCCAATCCGCGCAATCGATCTCGGACATCACTTCGGCGCGCGCGGCGTCCGAGGTGTGCGACCTCGTTGAGCAGAATAATCGCGTGCAGCATTTGCTGACGGGCGTGGCGTTTTATTTGTGGACCGACGGGAAGATCGGCGGCTACGTGCGGTACGTGGCCGACGCGCAGCGGTTCGGTTCGCACGACGAGCCGGTGATTGAGGAGCATTACGTTCCCCTCGGCGATGACGTGTACGCGTGCCCCGAGTGCGGGGCGGAGCAGAGCGTTTCAAACGAAACAGGAGACGGTGAGGCAGGAGGCGCCGACGGCTCGGCTTTGGATCGGGTTTCAGCCGGACCCATCCTTCGCAAAGCCCGCGAAGGATGGGGCACCCGAAAGAGCCACCCCGAGGCCCCTGGCGCGAATGTGGACGGAGGCGATGGTTATCGCTCGGACGGCGGCATGGAAACCGACAGGCTAGAAGCCTGTCCTACGGGTGGCCTTCTCCCGCCGGTGATGTGCCGCAACTGCGGGGCTTCGCTGGGGCCGGAGCATTTTCGGCCGGCAGCGCGGGTGGCTGTGCCTCTCATCACCGGCGTGCGGCGCGTGGCGAATGGGCAGGAAGTGATTTCGGTGGTGGGCGGGCTCGAGCTGAATACGCCGGTATGGGCGAATGAGATGCACGAGTATCCTTACCTCCAGTGGTCGATGGAGGTACACCGCGCGAAACTGAAGGCGAGCTATCCGCACGCTGCGGACAAGATTCAGATGGGCGGTCCGGAGACTACGGACGAAGTGTACGCGCGCGCGACGCGCATCGCGATCTCGCAGGGGCTGCCCACGACGCATCCAGGCGATGCGCTCTTCAACCTGATCACGTTTTCGCGGACGTGGATCCGGCCATGGGCGTTCTACTCGATCGAAGACAAATCGGTACGTGACGCGCTGCTCGCGCTCTTTCCCGAAGGTTGCTACGTCGCGTTTGCCGGCGACACGTATTGCGAATCGCGCAACGAATCCATGGACGATCGCTGGCGCGTGATGCATGCGCTGCCGGGCGACGGGCAGAACCGGCCGTCGGTGGGCGATTCGCTGGTGCAGATTCAGGAGCGCTACAACACGCTCTCCAACATTCAGGCGGAGACGTACGAGTACGGCATCCCGCCGATTTACGCCGATCCGCAGGTGCTCGATTTCGACGCGCTCGCGAATCAAACCGCCGAGCCTGCGGCGCACTATCCGGCGCGCGCGCGTCCAGGGCAGCCCCTGGCCGCGGGATTTTTTCAACCGGCGCCCGCGCAGGTGCCGCCCGACTTGGTGCGGCATCAGCAGGACTTGATGGGTCCGGTCGCGCAATTTTTGACGGGGCTATTTCCCGCGGTGTTCGGCGGCGAGATGGAATCGCAGAAAACCGCTTCCGGGTACGCCATGGCGCGCGATCAGGCGCTTGGGCGCCTCGGACTCGTGTGGCGGCGGCTCAAGACTTTTTACGCCGATGTGATGCTGTTGTCAGTGGATTGTTTCCGGAAAAATCGCCCCGAGGACGCGGAGATTCCGATTCTTGGGCCGGGCGGGGAATTTGAGTCGCGCTGGATTCGGCTGGCCGATTTGAAGGGCAACATTCAGGCGCATCCGGAGAGCGATGAGACGTTCCCGCGGTTGAAATCGCAGCAGCGCGCGGTCGTACAGCAGCTGATGGCTTCGTCCGATCCGCTGATTCAGCAGGCGCTGGCCGATCCTTCCAACATCGGATTCGTGAAGAGTGTGCTGGGTTTGTCGGACCTCGTTGTGCCGGGAGAGGATTCGCGGAATAAGCAGTTGCGCGAGATCGATTTGCTTCTGGCGGGCACACTGATTCAGGAAGCACAAGTAGCACAGGCTTCAGCCTGTGGCCTTCCATCAGAGCTTGGCGCAACCAAAACCACGGGAGACGGGACAGGTGCGCAACGGAACAACACCGCCGCAGCCTCGGCTACGGCGAGCAGACCGAGTGGCGCAATGGAGACCCACAGACTGAAGTCTGTGCTACTGAAGCCTTCCGTGCCGATCGACTTGCTCTTCGATAATCACGTGGTTGAGCTGGAGGAGTGCCGGCGCTGGGCCAATTCCGACGCGGGGCAGATTGCGCGCGTCGAAAATCCTGCGGGCTTCGCCAATGTGCGGGCGCATGCGGAGGCGCATCTGCGCGCGATTGGTTTGGCTTACGCCGCCCAAAAGAGTAACTCCGCGACAACGCCACCGACTGCGAACAACAGCCCGTCCTAGTATTGAATGGGCTTCCAATCTTTTCGATTATCTGCGCGATTAGACGGGTGATGGGAATAGCGCTTGTCCGCTCTGAGCGTCAAGACCTTACCGGTCGGCTCGTAGAGCAACCATTGCTCATGCGTCCGGCCATATGGCCGCGTTTCTAGCGCCCCGCCTAAGTCAAAGTCAAAAGTGCAGTGCAATCCGCGGGGAACCATCGAGAATCGCGTGAGCTTCTGACCGTCTAGAAGTAGTGCAGCACGTTTGATTCGGCCGTCCGAAGATTCGCTGTGCGCTACTCGCTTACCGTTGGACAAGACTTCCCACGAGCAACAATAAATCCATAGCCGCCAGTCACCCTCAACAACCGCATTGCGTTGCGCCAGGCCCTCGCGCACCTTCTTGGACGCTTTGGCACCCGCAACGATTGGTTCACGGATTTCTAGGTGAGGGTTCCCGAAATTAAGTGTGAGGAACGAGCCGACGCCTTTCCAGACACCCCAGCACGGCTTTCCGTAGAGTTTTTCAAAAGCTGATTCAAACGCTTTCGTGATCTTCATGGTTCGCATTCAACCTTTGGAATGTGCCTGATTCAGGGAATGAACATATATACGCTCAGATGCGATTTCAACAGGAGTTACCGATGAGCAGTGGGACGCGAGTCGATCTGGATTGGGCGGGAACTGAACCGGCTTCGCCGGACAACGGCCAGTTGGGCGGGGCGGGCGCTTCTTCCGCGCCTGCTCCTGGAAAACCGGCGGCGAAGTATTTGACTGACGAAGAGATTCTAGGAATCGAGCCGTCATCGCCGGAGCAGCGCTCCGGTGCTGTAGCCCACCTCTTTAGAGGCGGGGAATCGGGTGCGGAGGGTGACGGCGACTCCGCTGCGGGGAACAGCGCGTCGTCTGACGAAACTAAGATCCCCGCGTCTAAAGACCCGGGCTACAGCGGTCGCGGTGGCCTGACTGACGCCGCGATGCCGGGGTGGATGGCGGCTGCGGCGGCTGATCCGCGGCATTCTGCTGAGGCGTCGGAGCTTTGGCGCGAGCATCAGGAGTTTCGCGCGGCGTTTGCTTCGCCGGAAGAGGCGCGCGCGGTGAAGGAGTTGTTGCCGGGCGGGGTGCGCGATGTGCTTTCTTTGCGCGAAGCGACGCGATCGGTGGAGCGGATTGATGCGGCGCTTTTTTCGGGTGACGCGCGGGCGCAGGCTGAGGTCGTGGCTGAATTGGCGCGGGCGAATCCGACGGCGTTTCGATCGTTGTTTGCGGAGGCGGCGAAGGTGGTGGCGGGACTTGGAGGCAAGGAGGCAGGAGGCAGGGAAGCAAGGAGCCTCGACGGGCCGAATCCAAACGGAGTGGCCGCCGGTACACAAAATGCAGATGCTCGAAAAGATTCGCGCGGTGATGATGGGCGCTCGCGTGGCGGCGACGATCGCGACGAACACCGGCATCACTCTGGCGACGGGCACCCGCCTGGATCCGCGCCTCCGCCTTCGCAAGGCGCCAATGATCCTGCGCCCGGCGATCCGCAGGACATGTCGGCCGGATCGCTGGTCGCTGCTCCCACCTTCGATCCTGCCGCCTACGCTCAGTTTGAGCGGGCTACGAACGATGCTGTAGCGAGGGACGTGCGCGGGTCGATCCACGAGACTCTGTCCCGCGTGATGCCGGAGGGCGTGGCGGAAGGCGCGGCGCGGCGAATCGGCGAGGACATCTTCCATGAGGTTCACCGGGCGCTGGCCGCCGATCGCACGCTGTCCGAGCAGGTCGCGAGCGTGTTGCGCAGCCGGCGATTTGGCGAAGCGGAACGGCAGCACGTCGCTTCCTTGCTGGCGCGGCGCGCCAAACAGTTGGTGCCCAGCGTGGCGCGGCGCGTGATCGGCGAATGGACAAGCACCGTGCTGAGCACGGCGCGGTCAAAAGCCGCAAGGCAGGCAACGGCAGTGTCTCGCGTGGACATCGCCGCTGCGGGCGGATCGCTCGATTCGATGCCGCTGCGTCCTATGGCGCAGCGCGAAGTGAATTACGCCTCGATGAGCGACGAGGAGATTTTAGGAATGTGATGAAACAGTGGCTAGTGGCTAGCGAAAAACGAGACCGACTTGGTTCACGCGACTTCCTGAACGGTTTGGTCGGACCGAGTGCTAGTCGAACAGCCTGAAATAACGATTTACGCCTTGCTAGCCACTAGTCACTCGCCACTAGCCACTTCTTTCCGGCCCGCAACACCATCCAAGTTCATACCTGCTACCTGCATTCATACCTTCATAACGACGAGGAGCCATCATGGCACAACAAACCAACGCGCAGACAATCGCGTTGCAACTGGAGAAGGTGCGCGACAAAGTGCCCCTGCTCTACGAGCGCGACGACGTTCTGCTCAGCATGATTCAGCAACGCGGTGACGTGGAAAAGGTCAGCTCGCGCAACATGCGGCTGCCCCTGCAACTCATTCCCGGCGGCAAGGCCGGCAGCTACAGCGCGGACGGCGGCGACCTGGGCCTCGGCTCGGGGACCACGTACGACGTGGCGCAAGTCTCGCCGATGTTCTTCCGCTTCGCCGTGCAAATCACCAAGCTCGTGGAGTACGCGTCCAACGCGCGCGAGAAGGCGATCGAAAACGCGGTGAAGCGCGAAATCGCCAGCGGCATGAAGCAGTTCCGCTCGTTCCTCGACAAAGTGATCCAGACCGCCGGCAACGGCGTGCTGGGCACGATCAGCGCGATCGCCGGGTCGACATTCACGATGGCCGTGCCCACGGGCGCGGCGCTCGTCTACGTGGGGCAGACGATCCAGATCTACGATCCCACACTCACCACCAACCGCAACGTCGCGGCCGGAGTGGTCACCAGCGTGACCGCGGCCGATCCCATTTCTTCGACGCAAACCATCACGGTGGACAACGTGCCCACCGGCACGTCCGTCAACGACGTGATCGTCCATGACGGCTTGACCGGCTCATCGCCCGTATCTCTCTTTGGCATCAAGTATCACCAAAACAACGCGACCACTGGAACCTGGCTCAACCTCAATCGCGCGACGTATCCGCAGCAACTGCAAACGCCGCGCGTCAACGCGGGCAATGCCGCGCTCGTGCCCGGCCACGTGCGCCTGGCGATCAATAAAGTGCGCAAAGCCCTGGGCATCAACCATCTCGGCAAACTCATCGCCTACACCAGCGTCGAGCAGGAACACGCCTGGGAAAATCTTGGCATCACCGTTTCCCAGATCGTCAAGGAAGGCCCTGGCGGGCGCGCCACCGACCTTGACATGCTCTTCTCCGGGAAGAAGACCATGTCCGGGATTCCCATCAAGAGTTCGGTGAACGCCGATCAGACGCGCATCGACTTCCTCGACTTGTCGCACTGGGGCCGAGCCGTGATGAAGGACATCGACTTCTTCGAGGTCGGCGGACAGACCGTGTTCCCGATATATGGCGCGAGCGGCGGGATTTCGGCTTCGTTCATCTTCTACTTCGACACCGGCTTCCAGGTGTGGAACGACTCGCCGCGCAGCGGCAGCTTCATCGATACGCTGGCGAGGCCATCCGGCTACTAGAAATCGGAGCCGCTGCGGCACAGAGAAAAGCAAAACCTTGGAACCACAGATGCACACAGATTCACACTGATAAAATACAGATTCAGATGCAAGAAGAAGGTGCTTCAAGTCAAAGCCTCTCCGCATATTCATCATCAGTGTTCATCTGTGTGCATCTGTGGTTTCGTATTGAATTTCTTAGGAGAACAACATGTCCGTCACACTTACGTTGACTGATGTCGATCCCGGCGGGACGCAGGTGTATGCGTTCGGCACCGTGGCGCTTTCGGGGAACTATCCGACCGGGGGCGACACCGTGGACTGGACGCAGCTCGTGAAGCAGATCGCGGCGCGCGGCCAGATCATCGATTCCAGCATGAACGATCCCGCGTTCGGGCCAGTGCAGGCGAACTTCACCGTGCAGGGCGGCACGCCAAACCAGTACCAGATGCAGCAAGGCGCCGCCGCGAATAACTGGAAGATGCGCGGCTACACGACGGGCTCGGCCGGCGCCGAATTCACCGGCAACGCCGCGTATCCGTCGTCGGCGACCGGCGACATCATCACGTTTTCAGCCCAGTTTCGGAAACTGACGTGACGAGAGTAGGACAGGCTTCCAGCCTGTCGGGGTGTGACCTTGCAAGGACTAAACCCGACAGGCTAGAAGCCTGTCCTACTTTTGCCGGCCCCCGCCATCGCTCATATGCCGAGGGACTAGGGCGCAACCGCTGATTCATGACCGTTCCCATGGTGTCGCGTTTCAGGGTATTCTATGAGGTAGAATCACCGGTTATCTCAAATGACCAAAGAAATGCGTCGCGCAATCCTTGATCTCGCAAAGAGCGTAGAGCGGAATACTCCGCGTATCACGAAGATTCTCGCCAAGCGTGGAAAGAAGCCGGATCCGGTGCTCGTGTTTGTGGCGGCTCAGTATTTCGACTGCCTCAACCGTCTTGCCAAAGAAAAATAAGTTCCGTCTCCGATTGGACGGTAGGGATCCGCAATTCTCAACTAGTTAAGATAGCTTTGTCGTTGACCCAAGTCGACGTGCTTGCTAACCTTTCGAGTCAATGAGCTGGTCAGACTGGTGTGACGTCAAGGGCCTTCAGGCCATCGCTAAACATACCGGCTTGTGTGCTGCAGCAATCGTTTCGTTTATCGTTGTTCATTGGCTGGTTCTCTGGGGACTCGGACCAGGATTGTTGTCAACACTTGTGGAGTCCCTTGAGAGGTTCCTGATCGCAGCCCTCTTTCTGGTTTTCGTTATCAAGATAGGGTACGATTTCATCAGGGAGATTTGGCGCAATGTCCGCGACAAGAACATCGTTCTGGCGTGATGCGCGCGACCTGTACGTCCTGTACGTGATTGCAGGTGTTGCCACCATACCCGCTGGCTTGGTTTATGCCATTCTTGCCGCAAACAACTTGGAACGATGGTGGACGGCGATCCCGCTCTTGGCCTTTGCGGTCGTTTCGGCTTTGCTGGCTTGGTCATTTTGCGAACGACGGTGGTTCTCGATCCAGAGTGAACACGCCCCTCCGGCCCCAAGCATATTGGTATACGAGATGTCTCCACTTGGTGCACGCGTAGTACCAGCGCCCGCTGCCGCGGTCGCGTTCGTTGGTATCCTCACCCTTGGGTCCGCGGTGAACGGAATAACTGTCCAGGCATCAACGGACATCAAGTCGATGGCGGGAACAGAGACTGCATTTTTCCATCACAATTTTTGAGACTATGCACTTCCCGTCAATTCGCCATTGCCTCGTTTGTGAGGAAGTGCGTCCCGAGTTGATGGGCAAGTCGTCTATTCTTGGGTTCTACGGTGTCACGCCGAACGTCAACCTGATTGTCCAAGATCTGACGAAGCCGATTGAGAGGCTTTCCTTTTTGCTAATTTGTGAGCCTGGCGAGGGCAATCATAAGGTAATCGTTAGAATTGAAGGCCCGAACGGTGAAACAGTGTTCACGGCACCAGAGGCGGACTTCTCCTTTCCGCCGTCACAACAGCCTGTAAACGTCGTTATCGGTATTGCCCCGGTACAATTCCCGACGACTGGGCGTTACCGATTTGTCCTCGTAGTAAACGGAGATGAGCGGTTCCACACTTTTTTCGAGATTCAGCATGCAGGCATTTCCAAGGCTTCGCAGTAGCGCCTCAGTCCATCAGCATTGCTAACCTGCGATTTCGGTCCATTTTTTCATTTGATGAAAGTTATTCGAGAAACGCACGACGCGCCGGCGGACGTGGCGCGCGAGCTGGCGCTTGCCGGCGGCTTGAACCTTTTTGGCGAGCCGATTTACCGCGCGGTTTGGGGATGGTCGCGGCTGGATTGGATTGGCGGGAAGTGGGAAGACCGCGACGCGGCGGGGAATCTGGTGCGCGAAGTGGTCGAGCTGAGGCGCGAGCCGAAGTATGCGCCGCACGATCGCTGGCATATCGAGCGGTGGATGCCGGCGGAGAGTTACGGATCTCCTGCCGAGTGGCGCGCGCAAACGCTCGAGATTGCGAATGGGCGGAGCGTTCTGGCGCTTGGGCCGTATCCTTCGCGCGGTGATTACGAGCATTGCTTCACGCTCGAGGGGCCACGCGGCGAATTCGTGCAACTGACGCCGGCGGTCGCGCGGCACATCGCGCGCGCGATCGAGACGAGCCGCACCGCGCCGCGCGCGAAAAAGCGGGAAGCGCTCGAGGACCGCTCGCGTCGCGAAGAGCGGGAGTACGACGCCTGGGCGGAAGCGGTCTTGCAGTGAGTGGTGCGGGGGAAAAGATTGAATCCACAGATGAACACAGATTCACACTGATAAAGGCAAAGACAAGCAAAGACAAAGCAAAGACAAAGCAAAGACAAGGGCAAAGAAGGAGATTGGGAGTCGTCCGCTTTGTGGTTTGGTTTGATCAGTGTGCATCTGTGTTTATCTGTGGATAGCGTATAGATGGCGGTCCGAGGAGAAAATCACATGCCAACCGAAACCGCAGTGATTGCCAACATCACTGACCAGCGCTACATGGCGAGCCGGATGTACGGCACATTTCAGATTGCCGCTTGCGGGGAAGGTGAGCCGTTCGCGCTGACTCGCATCACCTCGCGCACCGCTGTGATGGACTACGGCGACAAGCGCACGCTGCCGCTCCCGATCTCGGCGCGCGACATTGCCGAGGACATTTGCCGCGAGATTAATTCGGACGCGGGCGAGAAAAGCTTCCTCGGTGTGTTTGTGTGCGCCGGCGAGGCCCCGACCGAGGCCGAGCTTCGGAGCGCGCAGGAGAAACTCGACGACTTCTGCCGGGCGCTGGTGGCCGCGGCGGACCGCGAGTGGGAGCGGTCGCACTCGTTTCTTTTCATTCACGATCTGCAACGGCGCGCTGCAAAGCGTTTGGGCGTTGAGAAAGAGTGGCACTACCAGGCGCGCGAGACCGAGGAGTGCCCCGGCTGCGGCGAGCGCGTGAAACCGGGTGTGGCGGTGTGCAAATCGTGCCACGCAATTCTGAATCGCGAGAAAGCGCTTGCGCTCGGGCTGATGCAGCCCACGCCAGCGGCCGATGCGCGCCCAGCGGCGCTCCGCGCTAAGTAGGACAGGCTTCAGCCTGTTGGGTTCCAGTGGATCTTGGCACGGATGTGAATTGGGCCGCCTGTGTGACGTCCAGTCCCACCTCTAAGTGCGAGCACCGTAGGCGCAGCCCGAGAACGCTTACGGAAACCAACAGGCTGTAAGCCTGTGCTACGTGAACCCCTTCGCAGTATCGAACCAGCTAAATAGAAAACGATATTTCCTCTCGAGGAATTCATGGACATGGACGGACTGAAACAATTTTCTCGGCATGCGTGCGCGCGCGCTTTGCGCATCAGCGCCACCGCCGCGCTCACCGCGATCGTTTTCGCCATCTCCGGCGCGACCGCCTTCGCGCAAGGTTCGCGCAAGGATGACATTGTGTTCAACGCGCAAGGGCGGCCGATGGCGGGCGCGACCGTGCGCGTTTGCACTTCGACGGCGACGGGACAGCCGTGCTCGCCGCTCGCGCTGATTTACTCAGACCCCGCGCTCACGCAGGCGCTCGCGAACCCCACCACCACGGACGGCATGGGGAACTACACGTTCTACGCCGCTCCGGGGCGCTACGAAATTGAAATCAGCGGGCCGAACATCATTACGAAACAACTCCCCAACGTGATCCTGCCGAACGATCCCAGCACTCCGACGTTCACCACGGTCACGACGACCAGCGGGATCTCCGCGTTTTCGCTTTCGCTCTCGGGAAATCTAACGGTGAATGGATCGGCGGCGGTCACCGGCACGCTCTTCGTTGGCGGCGCTCCGGTGCCCTCGACCACCCAGGACAATCAGTGGACCGCCTCGCAGCGCTTCAAAGGCGCCGATCCGTGGCGCGATATCACGGCCTACATGCCGCCAGGCGGCTGCGACCAATCGGCGTCGAACTTCACGCGCGAGGTTGGGACGATCAATGCGAGCTCAACCTCGCTCAGCCTCACCTACGACAACAATTTCAAGAACGGCTGCGGCATCTTCGTCTACGGCGCCGGGCCGGCATCCACGCTGGCGACGCCCGCGCAGGGGGCCGCGCCCAGCCCCAACGTGATTGGCGCCACCGGATCGACTACCGTGCACTACCGAGTGGCGGCGATCGACGCGAACTTCGGCACATCCGCCGCGAGCTCGCCGATCACAATCGCCACGGCGCCCGTGACGCGCACGCCGACCAACTACGTCGGCGTGTACTGGACCTCGGTAGCCAACGCCGCCGGCTATCTTGTCTACACGGACCAGAACGGCGGCGGCACGTACGTGCCCCTCGGCTATTCGTTTTCCTGCTCGGGGTTCGTTGCGGGATTCACCTGCGGAATTATCGACAAGGGAACCGAGACGAACACGTGGACCGGCTTCAGCGCATTTTGGCCCACGACGCCGCCGGCCGCAGTCACCAATCAAGCGCTGATCACCACGATTGTTTCCGGCGCGGGAACGACCAGCCTGGTGCTTGCCGCGTCGGCAACAAACTCCGTGAGCAGTGTCTTCACCTATGCCGACCAAAGCATGTTCATCAAGCAGGCGCTTTCCGACGCCTCGAACGATGGCAGCCCGCAAATTACCAACAAGGGCAGCGTCTACATCCCCGAAGGCTTGTGGTTTTTGTCGACGATTCCGTTTCCTTCCTCCGGAGCGAGCGGCGTCAAGATCATTTTGAACGGGGCGATCAACCTCTTCGGCCTGCCGATCGAAGGCCCTCTGGCGAGCGCCGGAACCTCCGGGCAGATCTCGATCACCGGAATAAGCGGGGGATACACGACGAGCGACTGGACATTTTCGTGCAGCCAGATCAACGGGTACGGCTCGCTCGGCGCTCTGTTTGTCACATTTGGCGCGGGGAGCGGACTCGATCTTTCGCACGTGTGCCTCAACTCCGGACAAACCGGCATCGTGCAAGGCTCGCAGGGAGACATTACGACGCAGGATGTTTCTTTCAGCGTCAACGGAAGCGGGCCGATGCTACAGGTGGACAACAACGCATTCTTCAGCCTGTTTGACCGCACCAATTGGAACGACTCCGCGAACAACAGCAACAATCAAATTCCCGCCATCTGGTTCCTGGGGTTGACGAACAGCGGCCATACCAGCGTGTTTGATTTTCGCGACAATGCGTTCATCAGCCACACGATTCGCGTGGACGAAGTGTTCCCCTCGGGCGGCGGGCCGTTCGGCGATTTCGTGTTTGACGGCCTGACGGACATCGAGGACAACTGGGACCTGGGCTTCATCAATCTTGCAACGTGCACCGCCCCGGGCACCATCTCGCTCGACAATGTGGTCACGGGAGACGTCATGGCGGCGAGCCAGTCTCTCATGTACAGCTCGTCCACCTGCGGCGCGCTTACCGGGAACAACATTTTCGTTCACGGCCAGACCGTGGGATTCTCGCAACTCGTCGGCTCGTCTGTTAACTCGGGGAATCCGGTAGCGTGCCGAGACTGGGTTTACGACAGCCCGAACGGCGGAGGCAGCGGAAACCAAAGCATCGGTTACTGGGGGAATATTTTCGGCACCTATTCGGGATGCGACCTGGGAATTACGCAAATCGGCGTTGACGTGCAGACCACTGAAGTGCTGACCAGCGGAGGCAACGACTCGTCCGGTCCCGCGGGCGAACAGATCATCGGCCACGTCTTCCGGCGGCCGCAGGGCACGGTCACGGGCACCGGTTCGGGCTCGCTTTCTGCGGCGACATACTATTTCAAGATTACGGTGGTCGATGTGGCGGGCCGCGAATCCGCGCCCAGCCCGGAGTTCTCGCAGACCGTGGGCGCGTCCAGCTCGATCAGCCTGTCCGCGACGACCGGGATCTATTTTCCCGCGAGCTGCAATTTTTACTTTGGCACGAGCGCCGGCGCCGAAGTCGATTACTTCAACTCAACGACCGTGACGAACGGGACGTGCACCTTCACACTGGCGACCACTTCCGGCGAGATTGCGAAGTCACCCGCGCCGGTGGGCAATGCCATGCGGTCCTGGCTTTCCGAGGAAAACAATGCGAGCTCGTGTCTCTTTTGCGGGTTGAGCGGAGGGCTTGGAACCGGCTTTCTGGGCGTCAATCTGACGGCCGCGCAATACGCCGCGCCTCCAACGGGCGTGCAGTTTCCGGTCAACGCCGGAGTCCACAGCTACAAGTTCTTCTCCGCGTCGGAAACTTCGGCGCCGACGGGAGTGGCCGGCGTCGATCAGCTGTACGCCGACTCAACGGCGCATCGCTGGAAGAAAATCGAGAACAATGGCCCCGCGCAGCCCGTGGCGGCCGCAGACAGTTCGGCTTGCGCGTATCAAGGGCCGTTGTCTGCGGTAACGGGAACCGGCGCAGCGGCTACGTACTTTACATGTACCCTCCCTGCAGGGGTGATGGGCGCGGGGCAGGGAATCATCATCACCGCCGTGGCCAAGCATACGACCGGCACGGGCGCCATTACCTACACGCTTTCTTTCGGCGGGACTTCGACGACGGCGGCGTCGCCTTCCGGCTCGGCCAATCAGCTCGAGCGCGTCACCTACCTGGTGATGAACAATCCCGGCTCGACGAGCGCGCAAACCATTTCCACCGTGGCGCAGGACAGCAGCGGCGGCACCAACTCGATCAAGCTGGACACCGCGGCGGTCAGTACCACGTCCGCGGTGACGATCAACTTGCAATTCAACGTGGCCAGCACCGACGCGATTACGCCGGAAATGTTCCTGGTGGAATTGAAGCAGTAGGTAGACCTCAATTCTCTTCATCGCGCAGCCCCCCACTTTTGTCATTCCTCGCTGCGCTCGGAATGACAAAAGTGGAGTCTAGGCGAGCATTGCGTCCGTGCTACCAGCTGCCTCGATTCCGCCGGAATGACGGAGATCACACTCCATGAGTGCGTGGACGAATTTTCAAGTGTGGTGGCGCGGGCTGCTTGCCGCGGCGATCGCCGGGGGCGCGAACGGCGTGATCACCGGCTTCGCGGCGGTCGGAATCGATCCGCAGCATTTCAATCTGCAAGCCGGGCTGCGCTCGACGCTGGCCATTGCCGGTGTGAGCGCGGTGATGTCCGGCATCATCGGCGTTGCGGCGTATCTGAAGCAGTCACCGCTGCCGCAAGGGCCGTGACTCGTGGTTCGTGGCCCGTGATCCGTGTGAACGTGCGCCGGCACCGGCCTTCCCAATATTTTCACGTGGCCCGTGACATGGGTCGCGAGCCACGAATTCACGTCACGGGCCACGGATCACGGGCCACGGACCACGGAGACTTCTCATGCCAGTCGTCGGAACGACCGCTTACAACACCGCGGGGCAGATCACTTCGCTGGTGCGTTCGCTTTTGAATGACGCCGCGGGGAATTTGTTCACCGATACGGTGCTCTTGCCGTATGTGAACTCGGCGTATCGCAAGGCGCAGCGCGCGCTGGCCAACGTGCAGTCGGGCAGCTTTTTGACGGACGATGTTCTGCTCGTTGTTGCGGCGGTCACTACGGTGGATGCGTCCGCGCAAGTCTCGATCACGGATGGCACGGCGCCACCGAACCAGTTGCCGACCGATTTGCTCGTGCCCGCGAAATTGTGGGAGCGCCGGAACCTCAGCTCCGACGATTTCATCGAGATGACGGACCTGACGGATCACGACGGTCTGCCGTCGGAGCCGCAGGGGCAGACGCTGCGTTACTGGGAGTGGCGCGCGGATGGTTTGTATTTCCTCGGCGCAACCCAGGACACGCAGATCCGCCTGCGCTATCAGAAATCCTATCCCGACCTCACCGACTCGACGAGCCCGGTGCTGATTCGCAACGCGCAGGAAGCGCTGGCCTACGCCGCCGCAGCCATGGCGGGCGCCGCTCGGGGCGCGCCGCAAGCCGAGCGCTACGACGCCGCGGCCGCGGACGCCCTCGAAGATCTCCTCCTCCGCGCCACGCAGCGCGAGCAGCAGACCGGCCGCCGCCGCAGGCCGTTTTCGGCGAGGGCAGGTTTTGCGCCGCTGATTTAGTGAAGTGGCTAGTGGCGAGTGGCTAGCGAAACCCATGGCAATGTTCGTTGGGTTTTTGGTTTGTCTAGCCACTCGCCACTAGTGACTAGCCACTTCTTCCAGCCCTTACAAAACGCACCACGCACAACACACGAATCACGACTCACAAACCACGAATCACATGTCCATCGCTGGCACAATTGACACTCCGCTGGATCTCTTCGGCGGCCTCGTCACCGATATGGCTGCGGCCGATTTGCCGCAGGGGGTGTCGCCCGATTGCCGCGACGTTGCATTTTTGCAGAGCGGGATGAAGACGCGGCCCGGGCTTCTCTCGGTGTTTGCGCCGATCGCGGGCAATCCGACCGTCAACTACCTCAAGACCTACATTCAGCCGAACCTGGTAAAAACCCTGCTGGCGATGGATTCGGCCGGAAAGCTGTGGGGCGAGAATTCTCCAGGCGTGCTGACGCAGATCGCTTCCGGGCTAATGCCCAACGCCGCGGCGAGTTCCACTTCGCTTTTCGCGCGCGAATACGTCGCGCAGCACGACGGGAATTTCGGCCTGGATATTCCGCGGCAGTACGACGGAACGTATCTCGATCGCGTGAGTCAGATCGGGCCGGGCGCAGGCCCCACGGCGGTCGCCGACGTCATCTCGAATATTTCGTCGATCTCGAGGACGTCCAACGTCGTGACCGTGGCGATTGCGACGCCCATCGGGCTGCTTCCCACCGATCAGATCACCATCGCCGGCGTGACCGACACGAGTTATAACGGAACTTTTCCGGTCGCATCGATCATCGATTCGCTGCACTTCACGTACGCGCAGACAGCGGCCAACTCGAGTTCGAGCGGCGGCACGGCCGCGCCCGTCGGCTCGATCGGCGCGGGCGTGCACCAGTGCGCGGTCATATTCGTTACACGCCAGGGCTATCTCACGCGACCCTCGCCGCCGATCTCGTGGACCGCGGCGGGCGGCCTTCGCGCGAACGTCACAGGGCTTCCGTCCGTCGGTACGCTGCCGAATATCGTCGCGCGCATTCTCGCGTTCACCGGCGCCGGCGGCGATCTGTTCTTTTATACGACCGGCCTCGATGGCGCGCCGCAGATGCAGGTGCTCGACAACAGCGTCTCGTCCTTCGTCGTCGATTTCTCGGACACCGCGCTGCTCGCGGGAATTTCCGCCGATTCGCTCTTCGATCTGGTGGAGCTCGGCGAATGCGCGGGGGTGATCGGCTATTCCGATCGCCTGTTCTGGTGGGGCGAGCGCAACAAGCAGAACAACTGGGAGAACCTTACGTTTGACGGCGGCTTCGGCGGCACGGGGAACAACGTGCCTCTCGGATGGACGCCCGACGCGACGTTTTTCGCGGGCGGCGGCTTCGATTCCACGGATCAAGCGGTCTGGGGCAGCGACTATTCGATCCTGGGCGACGGCGCAACGGCCACGCGCGGCCTGATCACGCAAAGCGCGGTCGCAGACTACAACGGCGTCCCGCGCCTTCTTGCCAATACGAATTATTCCGCGCGGGTTCGCGTACGCATGACGGGCGCGCTGGCGCAGGGCACGCTGCACGTGCACCTGTACAGCGCGTTCGCGGGGATCTCGACCACCGGCGTCGCCGTGCCCGCCGCGCAAATCACCACCACGGCGTGGAAGGAATTCATTGCGCCCATCACGCCGACGGGCGGGTTCCTACTGATTCCCTCCGACCTGGTGCTGCGCGTGTACGCGGACGGCACGCCCACGATCAATGCCGGATTCCTCGTCGACAACATCGAGATTTTTCCGACCGCCCAGCCCTACAACACGTCGCTCGTTCGCGCGTCACTGGCCGAAGATCCCGAAAGCTACGACGGCGTGACGGGATTCTTGAGCGTGGACGAGAACGACGGGCAGACCGTGCGCGCCGCGTTTCTCCTGCGCGAACGCCTTTACTTCGCGAAGGACCGCTCGATGCACGTCACCCAGGACGACGGCGTTAACGAGCCCGCCTCGTGGACGATCAACGAAGTCTCGAACGCGGTGGGCACGCCTTCGGTGCGGGGCGTCGATGTGGGAGAAGACTGGGCGGTGATCGCGGGACGCGCCGGCGTATACCTCTTCGACGGCGGCGAGCCGGTGAAAATTTCGCAGGAAATTCAGCCGCTGTGGGACACGATCAACTGGGCGGCCGGACAAACGCTCTGGGTGCGCGTCGATACGCGCAACAAGCGCATCCTGTGCGGCGTGCCCACGGGCACGGCGACCGCGCCGAATCTCGTTCTCATGCTCGACTATCGCGGCCTGTCCAGCGCCAGCGAGATCGCGTCGCTGGGATCGGTCCTCTTCTCGACGCTCTCAGGGAAATTGTACGCGGTCGGCCGCTCGCGCAAGTGGTGCCCGTGGTACATCACGGCGAATTCGTGCGCCCTCGTCGAGCGCTCTGACGGCACGGCGCAGGTGTTCCTCGGCAACGGCTCGGGAAGCGGCTCGGCTGGTCCGCTCACCATCAATGGGAAAATCTACCAGCTTTCCGACACGCAATTTTCCGATGACGGCGCGGCCATCAACTCGTACTACACGACGTATTTTTTCCTGAGCAACGAGCTCGAGCAATCGTTTCAGGTTCGCTCGCACCGAAAACTGTTCTCGTATCTCGCGCTCTACGCCGAAGGAGCAGGGAACTTGAACCTCACCGCGTTCGTGGACAACCAGGCGTATCCGACCGCATTGCCGCCGCTCCCGCTCTCCTCTCCTGGCGCCAAAGATCTCGAGTTACCCATCAATCTGCTCGGCGAACGCGTCGCCTTTCAGGTCGGCACAAACTCGCCTGGCGCGTGGTTCAAGCTCGAGCGCTTCGTGCCGTCGCTACTGCCGGATCCGTGGTCGCCGGTGCGGGGTGGGAATTGATGCAGCAAAACAAGAAGTCCTTTCGTGCTATCCTGTCGCAGGTTTTCCATGAGCGCCTGACCGCGGGACCCACTGCGGTCACGTCCTGATTTTTGACTGGGGACGACGCCTGCAACACGGTCGCGCGAGATTTTGTTATGGGATATTGATGTCAGGAGCGTGGCGTGTTAGAGAGAACAGGTCAATTAGGGCGTGGCGATGGACGCTCATTTCATGCCCCAAAGGACTATAAAATGATCCGCTCTCTCGAAATATCCAATTTCCGTGGGTTCAAGCAAGTCGCTCTTTCTAACCTACCGCGATTCAACGTTCTAATAGGCGAAAGCGGGAGTGGTAAGACTGCCTTTCTCGAAGCGCTCTGGATTCAATGCGGAATTAGTCCGGAGATATATTTCCGAATGCGTTTTTTTCGCGGAATGGCCGAGCAGCAAGTCCAACTGGGCGGCGATAGGTTGAGCTACGAAGCGTTTTTCAATGACCTTTTCTACGATCCCTCGCTCGATATCGGAGCACTGATTCAAATTATCGATTCTGAGCTCGGATCGCGACACCTAAATATTGCGTACGGCACCCCCGCACAAGTGACCATGAATGCTGTACAAATGCAACCGGGTGCCAACCCAGTTGCACGGCCGCTCCATTTTCGTTGGAAGGTTGGGGATACAGAGTACGATGTTCCGCTAAGAATCGCGAATAATCAGATGGTTGTTGAGAACCCCCCGCCCCAATATCCCGGTGTTTACTTTGCATCGTCATTCGTGTCGAGTGCACGAGAAACTGCTGAACGCCTTTCAATACTGAGTATACGAGGCGAAAAAGAGAAAATAGCGGAGACCATCAAGAAGATTTATCGGAACATTGTTGACATAAGTTCTGAGAGTGTTTCAGGTCAACAACAAATATGGGCCTCGGTGAAGGGAGTAAAGCGCAAGATACCGCTTGCGGTGGTGTCTTCCGGTATTAACAAGTTTGCGAGTCTATTGCTGGGAATTTGCCTCAATCCGGGCGGCGCTTTGCTAGTGGATGAGATCGACAATGGCTTTTATTTTCTTGACTACGAAAGTATCTTCGGAACTTTGGTGGAGTTCTGTGACACGTATGACGTCCAGCTCTTCGCCGCGACGCACAATTGGGAATTTCTCAAGGCCGTTGCCAAAGTCATGGAATCGCGACTGCGAGATCTTTCCATGCTTAAAACACAATTTCAGGATGGGGAATGTACGGTCCGCCAGATCGAGGGTGTCTCTTCTGTGGCGGCGATTGAAGAGGAAATCGACATCCGCAAATAATGGCACAGCTCATCGATTCCCCGTATCAGTTGATCTGCGAGGGAAAAGCGGATGAGGTGTTCTTTTCTCGCCTGCTGAAGGCGAGCGGCAGAAATGTAAACGTCGCATGCCCCAAAAAAGAAGACGGCGGTGGGGCCGGGAAGTCCGGAATGTTCAACCGCCTAATTGGTCTTCAGGCGGAGTTCGGCAGAATTAGTCGGGTCGTATTGGCGATTGATTCTGATGACGATCCGGCGCAAGCCCTTGAAGATGCGTGCGGGGAATTTAGAAAGGCCAACGCAGCCAATGCTGCCAAGGCATACCCTGTTCCAACCGGCGCAGGTGTTATGACTCCAGGTTCTCCGACAACTGCTGTAGTGCTGGTGCCTGGTGTCGGCTTGAAAGGGTGCCTCGATGCTCTTCTCCTTCCCAGTTTTGAGCAACAATATTCAGGAGCCAAGGTTGACTGTGTAAATGCTTTCTGCGACTGCGTCCGAGATCCGCTCCGAGGAGTAACGCGGGATTCAAAGGTGCGATTGCGGGCCTTGATTGCGGCTGCGTGGCCAAAGAACCCGGGTATCAGCTTATCGTTCTTATTGGAAGAAAAGAACTGCCCAATAGACCTTGCGCACGCTTCTTTTAATCCAATACGCAACCTACTGCTTGGGCTATTCCCGTAGTAGCTGCCGGTACGTAGTGATTCTGTCTCATCGATCCCTCGCGCTTCGTTGCGCTTCCGATCACTAGTCACAAGTCACCCGCTCCGCTCGCGACGTACATGCTGAAAATCGGCCAACTCGCCCAAATCAAGAGCGAATCGCCCTACGTCTACGAAGCGCTGACGCAGCTCGTCAACGCCGTGAACGCGGTGGGGCGGGGAACCGGCGTCGATCCCTCCGGCTCGATCTCCGCGCCCACATCGATCGGCGGCCTCAGCGTCACCGCCGCTGACGGCATTTTCGACATCGCCATCACCGACAACTCCTCGGTGAATCGCGGCGTGTTCTATTTCGCGGAGTCGGACACGACGCCCGCGTTCCACCAGCCCTACGTGCACTTTCTCGGCAGCTCACGCAACTATCGCATCGCACTCGGCAATCAGACGCTCTACTGGCGCGCCTACTCGCAGTACCTCGGCTCGGAAACGTCCCAGCCGGTCACGTTCGGCAATCCTCCCACCGCCGTCACCGGAGGCGGAACCGCCAGCGGCCCCGCGCTGCAACCCTCCAGCGGCAGCGGCACCGCCGCGGGCAACGAAGGCGGCTCCGGCTTCGGCCAAAAACCGCGCAGGTAGGACAGGCTTCCAGCCTGTCGCCTTTGCGCGCACAGCCCAGCATGCCCCGTGCGCGTGAGCCAGCCGTTCTTGCACGAGCTACCCCTGGATTTTGGATTTTTGCCGCCACTGAAACTGCAACCCCGACAGGCTACAAGCCTGTCCTACGCGATGCGCATCCGTCATTACACGCCCGCCGATCTCGACGCGCTTCGCCGCCTGCATGCCGCGCAAGGATTCGGCTACCCGTTTCCCGATCTCGAATCTCCACTCTTCATTTCAAAGCTGGTCCTCGAAGAAGCTGACAACGATGCACCGGAAGTCGATGGGCGCATTGGAAGGGAACTGACGAGTCAAGGCTCCCCGGCGGAACCACGCGGAGCTGAGTACCCTCATCAGAGCACTCGGCCGTCGGCTAATTCGCCGCACATCGTAATGGCCGTGCTCCTCCGCCTCACAGCGGAAGCCTACCTGCTGCACGACGCCTCCGCCGGCACGCCGCGCCAGCGCTGGCAAAATCTCCTCGCCCTGCACGAAGCCGCCCGCCAAGACGCCGCCGCCCGCGGCCTAGACGACGTCCAGGCCTTTCTCCCCCCACGCGTCGCGCGCGCCTTCGGCCGCCGCCTCGCCCGCCTGGGCTGGCGCCAGGATCCCTGGCCGTGCTTTTCAAAAACGGTTAGTGACTAGTGGCGAGTGGCTAGCGAAACCCGCATTTCCACACTTCAGTTTTGGTCAAGCTCATCCACTCTTCACGAACCCCGAATCACAAATCACGAATCACTAGCCACTAGTCACTCGCCACTGGCCACTCGGAGGTGTCCCCATGGGACGCGGCGCACAAGCCCAAACGCAGCAAATGATCGACCAGCAACTCGGCCAGCAG